ATATCCAAACAGAAGGACTGGTTCCATTTACTGGAAAGGTATATTGCATTCAAGTGCCATCTCACATATTTTATGTTAGACGTGATGGTAAACCTGTATGGACAGGAAACTCAAATCGTCATGGCCAGAAGGGAACCATTGGTGCACTTCTGAGAGGACATGACATGCCCCGCACGGAGTCGGGTATCGTTCCAGATATGATCATGAATCCTCACGCGATTCCTTCGCGTATGACCATTGCACAGAACTTGGAGCAGCTTCTAGGAAAGACGGCGGCCCTATCGGGTGCGATTGGAGATGGAACCTCGTTTATGAATGATGGTTCGCCGCAGGATGTGATTGGAGGAATCTTGGAGAAAGTTGGCTTTGAAAAGTATGGTAATGAGATCATGTACAATGGAGCGACGGGAGAGCAGATTCAAGCGGCGATCTTTATTGGACCGGTCTATGGAATGCGTCTGAAGCATATGGTGGAGGACAAGTGGCAGGCACGTGGTCAGGGTCGCAAGGAGGTTCGCACGCATCAACCGACAGGTGGCCGTGGAGCACAAGGAGGTTTGAAGATTGGTGAGATGGACCGTGATGCGATTATTGCGCATGCGGGCATGTCGTTTGTAAAGGAATCGTTTATGGAGCGTTCAGATGGTACAACCATGCCGATGTGCGTGGCATGTGGTACCATTCCGATTTACAATCCGAAGTTGAACATTGCGATCTGTTCGATGTGCGATGGGCCGGTGCGCTATTCGGGTGATTCGGTTCATAATCTGGAGATTCTGCCGCCACTGGGTCGACCCAAGTCGAAGATTGTTCAAGTGGAAATGCCGTATTCGACGAAACTGCTAACGCAGGAGCAAGAGACGTATTTGAATCTGAGCATGCGATACATTACAACCAGTGGAGTTCAGAAGCTGACATCATTTGAATCATCGGGTGTAACCAGCCAGATGGCAATGGAACTTCCTCGATTGATTTTGCCGCCGACGACAGCACCGGCCTATATTCAGCCGATGGAAGAGAAGAAGTTTACGTTGGAGGAACTGAACTCGATGGAGGCATCGATGGCGGAGCAATTGAATCCGAAGTTGGATGTGATTGCGGAAGAAGAGGAACCGATCATACAAGTGGCAACACCTCAATTAATGGGCCAGCCCCAGCTAATGATGGCACAGCCACAAATGGTACAACCACAAATGGTACAGATGGTACAACAAATGCCTCCTCAGAATGAAGTGGTGTACCCGTCACAGTTGGCAATGCCGCAAGGTATGCCGCAAGGTATGCCACAAGGTATGCAACAAATGGGTGGCGATCTTAATCTTGGTTTTCCAATGGTAGTACAACAGCAACCATTTCAACCGGCAAATGCTCTTTTCCCACGAATTGCCGCAGGCGGCGATGGTGTGATTACGAATCCGCTACCAGGACAAGGTGGAGCAATGTTGGTAGTGGATACAAGTGGAGGCGCAATGGCGCAAATGGGACTAGAACAAGGCGGTACGCGTCGCATTCGCCGATTCCAGAGTGACGGAGCTCCTACGTTTTCTTCGGTCATGCCGCCCTCTCTTCCATCAGGAAGTAGTGGTGGTCAGATTACGGTTACAAGATTGGAATAAAATTGACACATAAAAAATCCGTATGGATCCGTAGCCATGTCTGAAGCCCCTGTCAAAATGAAGCGAGGTCCCCGAATTGCCAAGTCTGCCAAGCCAACCGCACCACAGGCAGAAGCAGCCATTCCTGCCTCCATTCCAGCGGTTGTACCAGTAGAAGAGGAAGATAACATTGTGATACAGCCAATTGCTCCAGAGCCAATTGCTCCAGAGCCAGTAGTTGAACAAAAAGAAAAAGCACGACCAGAAATCACCATCAGTCGATTGAATGATAGTTTCGTCTTCATTGATAACATTTATCGTAGTCGAATGACGCTCCTTGATATATTGGAAGCACGTGGATATGATGTCGACATCTATCGCAAGTTTTCCCCGGCAGAAGCGACTGCGGCCGCCGCTGCCGCAACACTTGCCGCACTCAATTTCATTGTTTCCAAGAAAGACGATGCGACCAAGAAGTGTGATGTTCGATATGCGAATATGAGTCGCCCGAAGCTGGAAACATTCTTCAATGATGTACCCGATGAGGAGTCAGAAAACACAGAAGTAATTGTCATGATGAATGGCGGCGTTATGGACGCGCATCATGTGATTGCTCTGAAACAGTACATGAAACTAAAAGAAATACAATCGGAGCGTGGGGAGAAGGTTCGTCGTAAATTGCGTGTTTCCTTCTTCAGCATTGATGTACTAGTAGTCAATCCGTTGCGTCATGTATTGGTACCGAAACATGAGATTGTACCAGAGGAGAAACATAAGGAACTCATGGCGTCCATGTACATTATTGCCAAATCAAAGTTTCCAGAGATTAAGTTTCATATTGATCCGATTGCGCGATGCATTGGAGCAGTACCAGGTGACATTATCAAAATCACACGCCCGAGTGCCTCATCAGGACAGGCGATTATTTACCGTGTGTGTGCACCCTAATCTTATGATAACTCTAACGATTCCTATTTATTTTTACTAATTAGGAAATGAATACAAGAAAGAAAAAGAAACCATGTTGGGGATATCATTTGTTACTGGATGCAAGCAAATGTGATCCAGATGCAATTCGTTCAAAGAAGACAATTGCGGAATTTGTAAAGAAACTGGTGAAAGAGATTAATATGGTGGCATATGGTCGACCACGAATTATTAAATTTGGAACAGGAAAACGAAAAGGATATACACTAGTACAATTGATCCAAACATCCGATATTACAGCACATTTCAGTGAAGAAGAAGGAAGTGCCTATGTGGACGTATTTTCGTGTAAGATGTATGATCAAAAGAAAGCGATTCAGGTCTTTCGATCGTTCTTTCACCCAGAACGCATCCGCACGAGATTTTTGACACGTCAGGCGTAATCATTCCATTTGCTTCGCTACCAATAGGAGTATCCATGAATGAACTCGCAGGATCACCATTACAACCAAAACAGGAAGGATTTACTACTGACACGGGACCTACGGGACCATGTGCTATATCATGGCAGTCCCAACTAGCCGCTTTTACAGATCGTTTTAATACGTTAAATACATCTGCAACAAGCGGCGCAAATACGAACGTATCATCCCTTAAGGATAAGTATAAACAACTTCATAGTGATATTTCCACTACATTAGAGTGCAGTGCCCAAAGTAATAATCTATCAGGAGTTCTTACGTTGGCAGGAAGTGTACAGACCCAAATTAATAAGCTGGAAAAGCGCAAAAAAGAGCTTCAAGTGGAAGTGGATACCGCATTGGCACGTGACGAATTACTCCGGTCACAGGAAGTGAAAGTGACTACTCATCAATTGTTTTTACTGGATCGACCCATTCGAAGAGGAATGATCCCATATTTATGGGCGATTTCGGTCTTTTTCATTGGAATTGGCCTCGTTCTTTATAAAATGTACCTTCCATCCATTGGACCAGATATGTCAACCGTGATTGGTGTAGAAACGACGTTAATAGACCTTCTTTTTAACCGAACCGTTCTTATTTCATTATTGCTATGTATCATTATCATCATTGTTGTCGTATCATTAAAAGTGGCAGGAGTGATTGGTAATTAAATCATAGAAGTAGTAGAATGTCACAAACCTCACTCTGTGCCAGCCAAACGAGTTTTACCCAAACAGAACTAACGACGCCCTATGCGGCAAGCCCTGCGTTGTTACCAAGTACCACAAATGGACAAGGAGATCGTGAAGCAACCGGAATGCTGAAAGATACGGTTATAACTGCGATGGTAACCAATCTTAAGAATACAAACGTCATTCCGACACCTTCTTCTTCCAATCCAGAACTCTATGTTACAAAACAGCGGACATTCATTACAAACGTGAAAGCCGAATATTGTTATTATGAATCTCGCTATAAATACGCGTTGAATATGTTATTTACGGCGATTGCCAGTGGATACCCAACAAGCAATGCGACCATTCAATCAACCATTCAGAAATATCTTACAACAACACAAGACTTTAATCAGAAACTGAATGACTTGACACAAATTATGAATGCGACGGTATCGGTAATGATGACCACATCATCGGAGGTTAACTCTGAAATTACTCAATACAACGCTCAAATTCAAGAAAAACAAAAACAATTAGATGAACAAAATCGTATTATTACATCAAATGAAGCGGGAATGAAAATCAAAAAACAAATGGTAAAATATACGGAAGAAAAAGCGAACAATACAAACAATTTGCTGAATTTGTATGCTTTCTTGAATGTAATAACGATTGGTCTTCTGGTGTATGTCTATAAGGCCGCTGGAGATTCATAAAAGCGGAAAATGTAGTTTGATACTAGGAATGACGACACCGATTGATCAAGTGATTGCGTCTGCGAATTTGTATCAAGATGTAGAATTGGCTTCTGCCATCTCTTCCTTGAAGAACGCAGGACAAATCACATCGTTTATTCAGTCACAACAATCCAAAGTATACAATGATATTGTAAAGCAAAAAGAGGATACGTTTTCGAAAGTCTACGGGGACTTGGATCGTGCGGGGCATGTTCAAGAAGCAGTACTGATGTATGATAAACGTACAAAGGATTTGGCAAGTGTTCAGGATCAAATCTATACCAATCAGAAAAATAGCGCGGATGCCATTGTGGATGATAATCAGCTGGCCAGTCGTAAAACAGAAATGAATGAATGGACGGTAAATAATAAGAAGGATACATTATTTGTATATTCATCGTTATTTGTTACACTTTCGGGTCTATTACTTCTTACGGGTCTACTTCGAATGGAAATGATCGGTACTACGTTATGGGTAGGAATGGGTGTTACGTTGATTGTGATATTTATTATTATTTTACTAGTTCGCTCACGATACACGGATATTCTAAGAAACAAGCGTTATTGGAACAAACAAATCTTTGAAGGAAAATATGGTCAAGTTCCTGCCCCTCTTTGCCCGGGTACGTTGGATAGTATTTATACAAATGCTAGTTCATTACGTCAACAGGTTGGTTCAGGAATCACAAGTGCCGCGATGAGTGTTGCGGGCGGCGCCCAATTCGTAAACCAACAGGCTATGAATGTAGCCAATTCAAGTACATTTGCTCCACGCACTGGATAAGCCAACATATATTACATATAATCATGTTTTTCATCAATCATAAAAAACATGATGCTTCCAATAGAATGCCAGTGGATCCAGACATTGCCAGATTACAGGCTACGATTACGGATCTAATTACCATCGGTAATTCGATGTATGATCCGACAACGGGTTCCATGACCGCAGAGGTAACCTCGCGAAATAAGGAATTAACTGAAAAAAAGAATCAACTTACGAATGAAATTAAAAACCAGGAAGCGATCATTAATCGAACCAATCGTGATTTCACAGATGTTCGTGATCAGTTGCCTGAAACCATTCCCAATAAAAGTATTCATTTGATCGAAGATTACACCTTGGTAATAATGAGTATTGCCTATTTATTTATGATTATTGTCGCTCTCCATACGTATGTTCTCTACTCACCTGATAATTGGGTATCGGCACTAGGGAAGGGTCTGATTTACAGTTTTATTCTTACATTGATTGTAGGGGCGCTGCTATATTATATATGTTAATAAAAATAGCACACACCGATTTACTCACTCTGATTAGGCAATCTCGCCTTCTAGTAATGATTTCTCATACTCCTCAATATCGGCATCCTCATCAAAGAGTCGCATCTGTTTAAAGGTAGCTTTGTCGGATGGCTCGCCGCACTTGTCACACAAACGCTTGTACAACTCGCTCTGATTGAGTTTGCGACCCATGCCGCCACCCACCGCCTCTAACCAATTTTTGTAGACACGGAAGATGTCTTTGATTTTCGCTTCATACCCGCCTTTCTTGATTTCACGGATACGTGCATTCATGAACTTCGCAAGAGAATCAAATGCCTCCTGATATTTACTCGACTCCTGAGTCACAATGGCGGGCACTTTACCAAGACCGCCATGGAGATACTCCGTCTTGTAAATGTGTACCAATCGAGACATGAAGAGTGTTCGCCAGTTTCGCATTTTCGTGTCCAGTTGATTATCACGTGGATGGATGTTTTCCGCTGGGTTTACCTCGTCTACACCAGGGTCAACGAACTTAGACTCAAATGGAACGGCACGGACTCGGCGCCAGGTACCTCGGTCCTGGGTATTAATCGCAGGGAACGCATTACACAACATAAAGATTTTACCAGTAATTTTGAACTTGGTCTGATCCTCGAATAAGCCACGTGCTTCTACATCATCTTCACCTGTAAACTGCTTCATACGAGAGGTATTCAACGGCTCACGGTCATCCGGTTCAGCCATATAGATAAATCGCTTGTTGCGAATCGCCATGATATCAGGATTGGCTGCGCCTGACTCAGGTCGCTTACGAGTCATTGCGGTGGATTGAAGGGAGGATGCATAATCACCGAGTGCCATTGACATCAGGTCCACCAACTTGGACTTTCCGTTACCACCCACACCAATCCATGTTTCATACGTCTGTTCCTTATTGGCTCCTTCCAAACAGGATGCGAGTTTGCGCCACATATAGGAACGGAGTTCAGGCTTAGGGAACACTTTCTCCATGAAGTCGTCAATCTCTGCGTTAATTTTCGTCTGTTCAGGATCACGTGGATTGTACTCAATGTAATCAATTGGGTCACAATTCTTGGTGGCATAACGGCCTGCCATAAAGGTCACGAAATCGGAAGGCTCGGCTTTTCGAAACAACACGGTCTGACTGGCCTCGCCCGTGGCGGTGGTACACGGCGCATGAAGATCAATGATGCCGTTATTGAATCCAATCAAGTATTGATTGGCATTCAGTTTCTGGGAGAAATCTTCTTCGTAGAAGATACCGATACAATCTTTCATAACGGAATCTTTGAAGCCAGATTGATAGAGGGATTCTTCAATTTTTACGAGTTTCTTGAGGCGTGTTTCTTCCCAGGAGGATTCACGGTCACCACTTCCCACTGCGACGAGATGATTACGAATCTTGGTGCGGGTATCGGAAATCACCTGTGCGACTTCTCCAATCATTTTGTTCCGAAGTTCAATGCCCTGCGGGAGTTTCTTCCAATATACACCAGTGAAATGATACCAATCGACTTTCTTAGAATCTACTGATGCGCAATAATCGTTCTTATACATGAGTTTCATGAGACGAGCAACATGCGTATGGGTCACATCCACTTCACGCTCGACAAAGTCGACGAAGCTCGCTTTCATGATCTGGTGGTATTTCTTGGGGTTATCATCTTTGGCCCATTGGTGAAGGGAGCGCTCCGTCAATGGGTGTTCATTATGGGATTTTGACATCTTAATCCATTCACGGCGATGCGGACCAACCTCATGTTCGTTAAACTTCGGGGATTTCTTGCTGAACTCCATCCATAGAGTGAACCCATCATCGGACGGGTCCATATGATGAAGGCACCAGCCAACTTCCATCCATTCTTTGTAGGGTCCCGCACGAGCAGCAGACAAGCATTCCATGACGAGTTTAGTCATGACATCACGTTTGTCTCGCTCCAGTTGTTCATGAACATTGTTGGAGGTCAACTGAATGATGGGAGCATCTTCCTTTCCTTCTTCACCACGCAGCGTAGGACTAGAAGGACCAGCCATCGCACGCTTGCCAGTACAGTAATCCAGACGTCCTTTCCACTCCTCTTGTGCCTCTTCACGAAAGGCGATGGGCTCGACACGCAGATTGTGGCGAATGGACAGGACTTCCAGCAGTTGACGAGAGGAGTAGTCATCCTTATTCTCTTCGTAGAACCGATCGGAAGCGGGGTCGTAGACGTACACGGAAATCAGTTGATAGGCGGGAATGTCAGGTTTGGACTCGCCATAGAAGAACCAACCATTTTTCTTGACAATCGCTTCATCAAAGATGTCTTTCTCCGCATTAATGTAGCCTGTTTGTTTAAAGGTATTAGTCAAATTCAAATGCTCCAGTGAACGGTGTCGAAGTACTTGTTGATGTTCGGAATTGAGAATGAGGTCAGGGCATTGGATATGGACACCATCTTTGATGGAGCGATGAAGGGATTTTTTGTCTTCATACGGCGCGGCACGGAGCGTAATGAAGAACCGAAGGGGCTTCTCGAGTTGATAGAAAGTAGTAATGTTTTTGACGTATGCTTGAACGAAAGAATGAATATGGTCCATCTCGAACTGACGCTGAATCGCCCGCTCCGCAGGGTACTTGAAATCAAGGTCAATGAGAATCGGGGTCATGGAGTCGCACCGACGCTGCTCCACCAGATTGATGGGACGACGCTGTTGCGTAAACAAGTATTCATGGAGAAGGTCAAGGAAATGTGAGTACTCTTCATCCTTGACCATGAACTTACCCTTCATGAGACCCATGCCGGTAAAGGAACACGCGTCGCCCTTTTCCGTCACACGGTGCTTGTCAAGGAAGATGCCGAGCGGAGTCTCCAACACGTTATCAACAAGAGTGGGAGGCATTGTGGTACGACTCATTATCCCTTTTTTTAGACATCAATTTTTATCGGGACAAAATACGGCATAAAAATAATACATTAAATAAAAGTAAAAATGATATAAAACGAACACGTTAATAGGATGTCAAAAGCTAAACCCCCAAATGCCAAGAAAAATCAAAAATCATCTTCACGTAATAAAGCAAAAGAGGAGTATGATACACTTATTGATGACATATTTAAATGTAATATGAATTTAAGTCCATCCGCAATCGCTGCTTCAAATGAAGAGTACCGTTTACTAGTTGAACGGTATGGACCTACTCCATTTGATCCTTATGAACGAAAGTATAACCAATTAAAAGCATGTACGCTAGAAAAAGCGCGTATCTATGATGAACAATATCACAATTCATTTATTGGTCAGGGTGGACTTCCCACAATATCATATAAAAAATTACTAACACGTGTGATACAACGTCTAGGTAAATTTGATGAATCACAGTTATATCAACTTCAATTATTCTTTTTTTCATGGGATGGAAATGAAGCACTGACAGGTGTGTTTCGATTAACAGTTCCGCCCAATAAATCGGATCCAAATTATCTAGAAACGGATGAGACTACCCATCGTACTGTTGAATCAATTATTACGCATCTTCAAGCGAATATGCCATTTTATAATTCATCTAATCGTACAATTGAGTTATCGAACTCATTGATTACCCATTTGATTAAATTGATGATGCTTAAAAAAATGGAAGGAGCCTTTCCAATATTGAAGCGATGTCCATATGGAAATTCGTGTTATCGAACAGAAAATCCATTTCATTACTTAACTGAGCATAACTCTCCTTTTTTACAAAGGGGTAGTTCAAAGAAAAGAAAAACGCAAAAACGCAGATCTCGTAAAAATTGATTTAAAACCATGTGATAAAGAATAGGAAGACCATGAAAGAGACTGACTTTTGCCCGACGTGCCGATACTATTTGTATTTGGACCAGAATGACAAGACACTCCGACGAATCTGTCGCAACTGTGGATATCAGGAAGAGGACAAGAAAGGAGGATTGATTCTGGAGATTGACTTGAAAGAGAAAACATCCGAAGGGTACAAAATCCTCATGAATGAATTCACCCAACGTGATCCGACACTTCCTCATGTCAATACAATTAAATGCCCGAATGGGCAATGCGAATCCAACGTCTCAAATAAAGAAAAAGATGTTATTTATCTAAAGTATGACGCCATCAACCTGAAATTCTTGTACATCTGTAACGTATGTAATGCGCATTGGCGATCTAAGGCCTAAGGCCTTACTATACAGTAAATGAAAATCCTCATCGTAGGCGCAGGCCTATCAGGATGTACGATGGCCCGAACCTTATCCGAAAAGGGAATACAGGTTCATATTATTGAAAAAAGAAATCACATTGCTGGAAATTGTTATGATGAAATCAACCATCATGGAATCCGTGTGAGTAAGTATGGAGCTCATCTTTTTCATACGAATTCAGAGCGTGTATGGGCATTTGTGAATCGATTTGCCGAATGGGTCCCGTGGTATCATAAGGTAGTGGGCAATATCAATGGAACACATTTCCCTATTCCTGTGAATCGGACAACCGTAAATACACTATGTAACACGAACATTCAGACAGAGGAAGAAATGAAAGAATGGCTTCAGAATAATACAACCCCGTGTGAGGATCCAAGGAATAGCGAGGAAGTCGCACTACAACGTGTAGGGCCTTTTCTCTATGAGACAATCTTTAAAGAGTACACGTACAAACAATGGGCCAAGTATCCAGCAGAACTGGATGCGAGCGTGCTCGCGCGCATTCCTGTTCGAACGGATGATCAAGATGGATATTTTTCAGACCGATTCCAAGCGTTGCCCAAAAATGGGTATACATCCTTTGTACGCGCAATGATCGATCATCCATTGATTCAGATCGATCTGAATACAGAATATACAGATGAGATGCGATCCAAGTATGATCGAGTTTGTTATACGGGCCCGATTGATCAATTCTACGCAGATCGAGGATTTCCAAAACTAGAATACCGATCGATCCATTTTGAAACCATCCATCTTCCGACAAACCATTATCAGCCCAATTCAGTTGTAAATTATCCATCAACATTGGAACCTTATACACGGATTGTAGAATACAAACATTTTTTGAATCAAGAGGTTCCAGGTAAAACGACCATCGTAAAGGAATACACCGTAGCGGATGGCGAGCCTTATTATCCCGTACCAACCTCTAGAAATAAGAAAATCTATGAACAATATAAACATTTGGCAAATGAGGAAAAGGACGTAAAGTTTGTGGGTCGATTGGCGAATTATAAGTATTATAACATGGATGCGGCGATTGAGAACGCACTGGAAGAGTCAGATCGGATGTTGAATGAGATTACTCCGTGTGAGTTAGAATAACTCAAAGTCGTAATACTCATATATGGGTATTACTCCGTGTGAGTAAAGATCATGGTCCAGAACCGTTCTAAGGCAAACCCTTCAGGGGGATGAACGGAGTATTCCATGATACGAAGAAGATTTTCATAAAATGATTTGGGCCGAGAACGGATCGCATCACGAGAAGCGATGAATTGTGCGCCGGCTCCGAAGGTAAACTCGTGATTTGATTTTGCTTGTCCAAATACGCGCAGATACGTTGTGATCAATAGTTCATGAAGACTAAAATCGGTTGGATCATAACATAGATTGATCGCATGAACATGGTTGGATACGGAATAAAAAGAGAGAGAACGATCGAAGGTCTGAAGACGGTATTCTAGATCAGGGGAGTGATCAAATGGATGACCTTGTAGGAAACAGGTATGATCGTCTAACTGATCATAATTCTGGATGATGTGATACAAATAGGTATGTCCTTCTCGACCCACATTAGGCAAGCTAACCACAGGATGTGGACTGATAGGAACGGTTGGACCTTTATTGTAAATCACACAATGTTCGATTCCACTGGTCCAATCAATATTTTCCTGATATCGTGAGACAACTACTTTCATTAGTACCTATTCTTTCGATGTTTTTAGGCAGTCTAAAACATTTTTCCATCCTAATAAAAAGAGATGAAGGTTCATATCTTTTTATTATGTTACAATGAAGAATTGATGTTGCCACATACATTACGACACTATAAAACAAACTTTCCAAATGCATTGATTACGATTTTTGATAATTATAGCACAGATCGGTCGGTTGATATTGCGTATGCGGAGGGATGTCGTGTAGTGAAGTATGATTCGCATGAGCAACAGAATGAACAGTTACTAATCTGGGTGAGAAGTCATATGTGGAAGGATTATGTGGATAAACCGTCGTGGATCATTATGTGTGACATGGATGAATGGTTACAAGCAACGGAAGAGGATTTGGAAAAAGAATATCATAAAGGAAGCACAGTAATCACTACGCAAGGAGTTAATATGGTGGGAGAAAGTAAGGTAGCAGACTATTCAGATATTGATATATCTCGTATCAAGAAAGGATTTCAGGATGATAATATGTCTAAGCGAGTATGTTTCTATTATCCGACGGTGAGCATGGAATATTGGTATGGGGCACATAAGAGTTTTCCACAGGGACATGTCGTGTTTAGCCAAACGGTATATCCGTTGAGACATTATGATTTCTTGGGACCTGAGTATTTGGTGGAGAAGCATCGCAAACGCTGGGAGAGGAATGGTGTGAGTCGTTCAAATGGGTTAAATCAGCATTATTTTATTGAACGGGATAAGACACTTGAGGTGTATCAGCAAGCGCTAGGTCGAGCAATTACATGCGACGCTCCTCGTATGTCTGAAGAACACGAATAATGGTACGTTTAGCTTCTAAGAGTTCAGGGAGAGTAGGAATGATGAAATCTTCGGAGCCGTCGGGGCCAGGTTCGAATCGATGACAGAAGCTCTCAAGAATCTCTTTTTCAATCAAGCCTACATCGTCGACGTGACATTGAAGAATCAAATAGATTTCAGACCCCTTGGTGTATTTATGAAGACGGTTAATGCGTGTGTCGGGACATTGAGACGTGCGACCGACTTTATAGATGGGGCGATTCAAGGATTTGAATTCACGGGTGCGTACGAGGTAAATGTAGCCGTGTTTCTCTTCGATATTGTAGGTCATGCCTTTCATGATACGACGACGCTGACCTTGTTGGAGAGCAATCGAAAAAGTTCTCTCTTCGGGCTGATCTTCTGATTCTTCCTCAATGATATGATTGTGATACGACATTCTATTAACTATCTTTCGTCTATTCTTAGAAAGAATACGCGAAAAATACAATTCCATTCTGTCAACGAACATGTTCATGATTTCTAAAGATGCGAACCAATATAATTAAATATGGTATGCCTTTTTGGCAGATACCTTTATGGTGCATCGGATGAACATTATTCTCATGGAATGGAACGGTTAGAAGGGTCACTATATATCTCTTACAGGAGATATGTGCCCTTTGGATATTATTCTCATATAGAATATGATACCCTTCATGGAGAATTTTTATGATTTACTTTTTTTTTACACGTACGTACATGTCACACTATCTACAAATGCTGTATCCCTAAAGTAAAAACCGTAGTTTTTACAATATATATTACGTATAATATATATTAATACTTATGTATATTGCTGTAAGGGATACAATGGGGCCTGTATAAAAACTACAAAAAATGAAAACCCATACACAAAAAAACAGAAAAAAAAACTCGAGTCGTACCTTTTATGCCGTTGCCGTCTTGTTGCCGTTGCCGTTGCCGTCTTGTATAGAAGATTCTTCTATTTGCCCATGGAACCAGTGAAATCGGTTTCTTCCCAATCGCGGATGTAATGCGTATTACAAATGGTTAGAGGGTAGAAACGATTCTTCTCAATCGCTGTTTCAATACGTCTTGCGTAGTAAATGGTTAGAGAGAAGAAGATGTCATAAAATGACACGAATGATTTCGTAATATACTGTTTTTTAATTGCTGTGATGAATTCCCTGGCTACAGAATTCGCCCCAATCTGTATTCGTTATATTAATAAAGCAATTTATTAAAGGGGGGGATTGCTGAACGAATACTTTAATTGATGGGTTTAATCCTATTAGGATTAATGTAAAGGAGCAACGTGCTCTTTTATCTTATCTTACTATATTCTATTGGAGTTTCATTATTGAAATGGGATTGCTGTTAGAATATTGAGGGCGGCTGCCCTCTATCGGATAAGATATCCGCTTCTCTTACTGTATTCCATTGGGGTTTCATAATCATTGAAGGGGGGGGGATTGCTGTTGGAATACAGAGAAGCGAGGAAGGGATCCCTTCCTACCCATACCATAGAGAAGATCTTTAAGTTACAAACGCATGCTCTTTTTCCAGATCTTCCGTACCGGATCGTAGCGCTCGTCGTCCAGAATCGCGCGCATGCCCTGGTAGGGCGTCTGAATCTGAACACCTCCCTTCTGAAGGGCCTTCAACATGCTCGGGCTCCAACCGGATAGTTGAACGACACCTTCTTGATCCGCCGTGGCATGAAAGTCCTTGAACTCCGCACGAACGTTCCAGATCACAATGCGTGGCGGCGTCCAACCATTCCCCTTGCCCCACACGTACTCGCCAGCCTCTTGAAACTCGCGGCGAATACGAGTCAACTGTGTCTCCCATGCGGAGTAACGAGAGGATGATGCGCGATTGGCCGAATCGGACGCTGTGTCAAATCCCATATCGGTAATGACAATCAAATCCTCAGGAGCTTCATCCACCGGTACCTTCCACTGAATCATGCGTGCCAGAATCATCTGACAGGCCTTGTAGAAATCGGTGTTGAGACCCTGACCGGTTCCACGAAGTGAATCCAGCTTGTTCTTCAGGGTCTTATGGCCCGCAAAAGAATGCCACGTAGGAGTCGCATCAAATGTCAGGATGTAATCTTTGAAGGATGGGTGTGTACACTCAGAAATGAGAAGACCCAATGCCAGCGAGATTTGAAGGGGAATGCCATTCATGCTTCCACTGAAATCGCACATGGCCACGGCCTTGCCCAATCCGCCCAGTGCCATGGTGTCCTCACGAATAGAATCCCACTGTGCCTGATTGATGACCTGTTGATCACGTGTGGTAGACCGATCCTGTGCCTTCAAGACAAGCTCGTGAGGCAACACCACGTTGGCTCCATGCGCCTTCTTCTCTCCACTCGCCAATCCTTCTACAAACTCCTGAAAGTGCTCACGGCAGATCATGCGGTCATTGTTGTTAGGGTAACGAAGCTCTCCGTCTTTGTCATTCAGAAATGCCTTGTCATGAAGCTTCAAGCAACGACCAGGAACCGCCTCTGGATTGATCTTGCGCCAGGTACCCCCGCACATATCAATCTCCACCGTCTTAAGAACAGAGTTCATAAAGCTAGTTTCCTTGCGATAACGAATCATTCTCTTGCGATCGGAATCCTCATTGGGATACAGTCCATATGCAATTTGGCGAGCGAAACCACGGTAGGTAGCGGACTTCTCACGAGGCAGCCACTTGGCCAAGAGTGACATGGACTTGGTTTCACCTGACGCAGCATTGGACAAATCCTCCATAAACTGGTCGTATACGATATCCATGATATCCTGGTTGAGCTCAGGAATCTTCAGCCATAACGCCCACATGTCACGCCAACAACCATACTCAGGAACCAGCTTCAACATGCGACGTGTTGTATTGGGGTGAAACTGATGAAGCATCTTCATGAACTGATAGAATAGTTTCTTCTCGCCTTTTCCACCACGAATGTCACGTGTCTGAAACGCCATGACAAAGAGATCGCGACTCTCTTCCCATGAATTACGGTTGATTACTTCCTCAACATACTTTTGGATGTAGCTCTCCTCCAGTCCACGATTCAACATGGTAAAGAGAGTCAGACGAGCATCACCCGTCTCGATGTATACATCGGCACCGTTCACACCTTTTGTGTGTTGTGAGTTCATTGCTTGTACAAATGCCATATTATGATAAATAAGACACAAGTCTTTAAATCACATTAATGCTTGTAAATCCGCTACGATCCGCGACGGCTTAGAATGAAATCTCTTGATCGTATCATTTCCTACCATAAAATATAACCACTTCTTTGAACTTTCCTTGTCCATTCTCATAAAACGACATAGGTTCGATCCAGGTTCTTGGAGCCAAGATTCAAACAGCGCCTTTAGCTGAGAAGGAAGACGGGAATGATAGTCAATATATAGTAACCCTAAGAATAGATACATATCACGACCTTCCTTTGGACAGGGATCGGTGACAGGATATACCGTACTAAGTGATAATTCAGCAACATGGGTTTTGGTGGATCCAAGACAGGAAAACCCAAAATCGATCAAAGTAAGCGATCTCGAGGAAGTGAGATCAATGATTTCATTTTCGATCGTCAGGATTTTGATCTGAGAAGGATGATCGGTGACTAGAAAGTTACTTGGTGTTAGATCTCGATGATTGATTCCGATCCGTTGATCCAAATGCCAGATCATCGCACATAACTGGAGAAGACAATCGACAATAATGTTGGATAAACAAGACGGGGAAGCAGAATCCAGATATCGATCCAAGGTACATGCGCCTTCGATCGGTTCCATCGCAAATCCGATCGAATCATCGCGCAGTGAAACGAGACGTAGAACACGAGGCGCGCCTTGTGGAAACCCGATCTCTTTTAGACATTCATAGACTAAGTGTTGAATACAGGCTTCATATAATAGTGTTTTTCCAGGAAGAATCGGGCGTTTGATATATACGTGTTTTTCCTCTTGTCCATGATGATACATGGCCCAATCAATGTATCCAAATGCGCCATGAGATACTGTTTTAAGACACGTTAGACGCTCATTGGGTCGTTCGATATATAGCATGGGATTCACAATGGATTGATAACAGGGAATTCGAATGGAGCGCAACCATTCAGCGGATCGAAGACATCCTTCCACGGGATATCCTATCCCCACCAGAGAAATCCATGCGGTACATTTTCGATCGTGAACACACATGACTCTCACTATAACTATATGAGATTATGAAATTGCCAATTGTCCTACCGATGAAAGAAGAGACTTCATGGCAGGAGAGTTGGCATAGAGCGAATGATCCGCCAATAAATACGCAGTAATCTCACGGGGATGTTCATACGCACTTTGTGGTAGATTCGGGAAAAAAGTCGCCATGTTGGCTGGGATTTGTTTAAGATGATATTCTTCTTTTACGTGATAAAACCAGATATCGACTTCGCGTACCGAGGGAAGAGAAATGTCACGAAACACAGGGACAGGGACCCATGTATTTTGATAGATCCATAAGGGACAATCAATCGTATCGGGATTAAGACGACGGTTCTTTTCTAAGAATGCGGGGAGTCGACCGTTCCACTCCGTCCATCCGAGTTGTTGAAATACACTCGACCACGTTTCTTTGTATTTTCTCTGATGAATGTGCCATAGTTCATGAATCATGGTGCTGCGTGATTTCACTTGGTCAATCTGAGGAAAACAGATGAGCTGATAGGGACGAGTATGGGGCATTCCTCCATCGGCAGACGGCATCAAAGAAACAATATATACTTCTTGTAAGTCCATTTGAAGTCGTTTCGGAAGTCGTGGTACAATTGTATCGAGTGCTGATTGATAATCAGCCGATTCCTTGGGAGTATTAATGGCATAGGTAAGTTTACGACGGGCTTTCGCATTCATGGGGTCGCGTTGACAGGTATCCAAATAAAAATCGATCGCCTCCGCATCTTCTAATAGCTGTTCCGCGATCCGTTTGTTATTCACAAGCGTTAATTTTAAATGGGTCGGATGTGACTCGGCATTTCCCATTTCTGCTATAACGGACAATTTAAATAAATAATATTTCGCACATAGTAGAGTAATGGACTTTAGAACATTGGATGATGTACAAGATGTTTCTAAGATTCATGCCATTTTTTCACATGGTATACCACTAACGCGACCCGATACGCCTCTATTCGTAGTAGTCGTAGGTGCGCCCGGTGTAGGAAAAACAACACAAATTAAAAAGATATTACACGAACATAAATATGAATATGACCAATTTTACAATGTATCACTTGATAGTTTAGTGGAACGCGTGATACCGTATCGAATTACTACAAAATTATTATATGATGAAATGCGGAAGAAACGTGGGATTGAGCCACTAACGGATGGTGATTATGCTGTATTAAATGAAGTCTATATGGCTACCATTCGTTCGCGAGATCGAATGTTTGATTCAAATTATACTGTTCATCGAATTCTAAATAAGATAGAAGGTAGAGGAAAAAGAGAAAAAGAAAAAGCACGAAAGACACACTATAAAACATTAACAGAACTTCGCAAAGAAGGGCTAGAATATGGAATTAAAGAAGGGTATAATATTATTTATGATACAACATTTAGCTCTACCAAAAATGTAATGGGCGATGACATTTTACCATTGTTAGAAAAACAAAAAAATATAACCTATCAGGTTCTTATTGTTCATGTAACATCAACCGAAAAACAAATTCGAAAGCAATTGAACCATCGACATAAACAAATGGTAAAAGAGGGCTATATTCGAGCAATCGGTCCGAAATTAACAAAAAAGTTTATCAAAGAAAATGAAGAAGGCATGAAGAATGCAGAGGAATATTGTAACGGAGGATATCAAGAAGAACACTCATTGACACGATACACACCAGAACATTTTATATTTAAGACAGTATTTAACCAACCCAAGCCAACACCTTTATCACATTTTCCAAATGATGATTATATAGAACAAGAAATTATTCGCTCTCCTCGAGCCAATATGAGTACGCGTAAAAAGAAAAATACGAAAGTAAGAAATACGATACGCAATACAAGGAAATTACATTGATGACTCTTTTTCTTTTTTGTTTGCCGCACGCGTGGCAGCAGCTTTTGCAGCCCGTTTTTTCTTATCATTATTTTCCACAATCATGGAATCCAGAAGGAAGCTACTCATAGTGGTTTGTTTGCTAACGCTTAGACGCGTCACAGGTTTTGATACGGCCATGTTTGTAGCATCAACTGCCTTTGTAGGCACGTTTGATACCATTGCCTTGGTAATGACAACATTGCCGCCAAACATACTGGTAATCGCATGACGACTACTTGTTTTCTCAAAACGTCGCAGGCAATCGGAAAACAGTAGCTCCGCCGCTTTTGCCTCACGAAACGCCAAATACTTATCCAAATCCTCAGACACGGTGGGACAACTACGAATCATCTCTAGTTTAAATCCAGGAATCTGCTCGAGAAGTAGTCCAAACGCCTGTGAAATTGGATTCTGAAGTTGATGTTCAATGTAATGACGATAATCAGGAATCAGTTGATGGTCCTTGATAAATTGCGGGGTTTCAATGCGCTCGCCCTGAAGTTTCGATGCTTCTTGACCTGCTTTGGCACTGATGTATACGTAGCCGATTCGGTCACCAGCCGCAGGAGCATTGCCTGGGTCTCGCAACGTAATGCGGTCGGCCAGAGCCTTGTGAGCAATACGAGCAGGGTCCGCATAATCTGCCCTCAACGATTTGGTAACGGTCAGCTGACCAAGACTCACCTTACCATCCACCAGTTCCAAGCATTTCTCCTTCACAAACTGAAAGGCACCAATAACATCTCGTTTATCCAATAACATTTTCATGGCGCCACCAAAGATGGTTTTGACGATGGGCGCATTATCACGACGCTTCAACGCAATCCCCATGTATTTATGAACATACTCATCAGGATTCTCCTCATACATGTTGCCGGCATATCGCTTCTTCGAGAACATCAGAAGAGGGTCAAATGCCTTATCGAATTCAAAGTCGTGCGGTGCAGCAAGAGTCTTCGTAATCAGCGCACCCGCTTCATCGGTCATTTCAATGGTGGCCACACGGGCTTCACGACCCTCTAGCCGTTCGCCTGTTTCATGATTTCTAACGTTAAACTCGACAAACAGAGAGTCCGTATCACCATACATGACATTCGCACTGCCATGTTTCAGATTCGCAGCCGGTCCATAAAACTGTTCAATGGCCGCTTTGGCGTATAGAATCTGTTTGCGACCATACGCGGTAACGGACGCAGCCAGTGCTTGAAGACGAATCTTGAATGTACCTGAACCCAGTTGTCCATACAGCGAATTACCTGTCAACTTGTAGGCCAGCTGTTCGGCATCCAGCAGCGCATAACGTTCAGGATCTTTCTCTGCCTTCATTTCTTTCTTCTTCGCACTACGAGCAGTAAGGAGCCATGTAGTAATCTGAGGCAGTGTTGATTTACTACCGTCAAGTGGCTGGGCAAAACGGCAGATGCGACGACCACACTTGATTTTACGAGGATGTTTGCGAGTATCGGAAGGATCTGAGCGAATAATGTCATACTCGATATCGGTATACGCATACCCCTCGCATTCATCGTACACTTCGGAGCCCCACTGATGCGTAATTAGTTCGCCGTCATTTGTAAAGTCCTTGACCCAGAGAAGGGAATCGTGACTGATGTTTTCGCTGACAATCGTGGAAGGATACAGAGAGGCAAAGTCGCATACTCCAATCGGACTGGTGGAATAGAATCCAGGCTGAGGGTCCAATACAATCGCACCTTCATAGGAATCATCGCCTCCTTGTGTGGGAGCGGGCAAGACGGGAATCACGACACCACGCTCTCGGCAGCATTTGAACATCAACGATTCGATTTTGATACCTTGTCCACGTGTAAAGATATAGCTGACGGGTACGGAACAAACGTTCGCCATCGACATGGAGTTGTTAAAGGTTTCTAGTTTTCGATACAGGTCAATGACCAGGTCACAATCTTGAAGACAGTATTTACCTACAACCGCGCGGTCTTCCGCAGAGCCACGATGAAGACGGAAGATATCCTGCGGGCTAACATCATCCTTTACAACGACCCATTTGGTCGCATCTTCCATTTCCAACAACGCATCGTCGTCCAACTCACAGGTAATATGAAGTACGTTTCCGTCGACGGTATCGATCATCAGTTTTTGAGACACCGTTTCACCGGTTTCATCGAGAAGAGTAATAGCACGTCCCGCACGAACATCTTTGATGGCACCGGCCACTTCCAAACGCAACTGACGAGTTTCTACATCATAGGTTTGTTTTTTCAGTTTTCCAGACATAAAATGTTTGGTGACTTCATCTAGTTTATAAGAAGGCAGGACATTGTTACGTTTGATATAATGGAACAAGTCAATTTGAAGGCGACCCTGCGTGGTCCAGATGTACATACGATTGTCACCCATGGCAGAGGAACTGAGGAACTTCTCTTCGAGTTTTAGCTCTCCCGCGAGTTCTACGAGACGGTTCATGGCATGAAAAGGAGCATTATCTTTGACCAGCTTGAGCTCTTCCGCACGGGCCCACAGGTAAGACTCATCAAAGCCAAAGACATTGTATCCAATCAAGATATCAGGATCGCGCTCAATCATCCAATCAAACCAGGCGTTAATCATTAATGCTTCGGTCGGATACGCATGAACCTCAATCCCATCAATGGGGGCGCAATCAGGAAAGACAAACAAGTGTCGTTCAGTCGATTCTTTGGTTCCACGAGTCAGCGTCGTTCCAATCTGAATCACAGGATCGCCTTCCAAAACGAGATAACGTTGAAGTGTTTTTTCGAGAAGTACTTCCATTGCTTCCTGTCCATCGGCAAGTTGGAATACGGCATCAAACGAAGCCGTCGCTTTGGTAAGTGCCGTTCCCACAGACTCCAAAGTAAATCCCTTTCGAAAGGTCGCATAAATCGGTGTCATCCCCTTATAAAGCGTATCGGGTGGATTCATGTCAGCCGTACAGATGCTATTGGCAATGATGGACGCAACATCGTTACCAGATGTACCAAGTTTTAGCAGTTCTTTGGCCGCTTTGCTCCATGTTCGCTTGGGGACAGGGAAATCACCCGTTCGAGAGAAGCACTCAATATCCCATGATGCTGTCAAGAACGGAGCGGAAACACGAGGGCCCTGGGTTGGCACGATTTGTTCAAAGTCACATTCCAGAACGAGTGACGCACCTTGTTCACTGGTAATGGATTGCTTTCCGTTTTTGACACACACCCATCCACAGGGCTGAATATTCTGAACGTGAAGGAAGCGAAGCATAGGGTCCAAATTGGCCTCGAAGACTTCAACCTTTTTACCACGGGGAGGTGGAAAGTCGGGACGCTTCGCAACAATGTTCATATTGTCGTCAATGTACATTGTAGAGTTCAGAAACTCGTCCAAGAACATGGAACGAAGGGTTCGAAAGAGACTAAGAGAGGGTACGTCGATTTGAAGAAAGGGATAGAAGGTGCCTGCCGTGAATCCGTAGAAGATTTTCTTAGTAATGCGAGTAATAGTAAGTTCGGAGAAATCAATGCGTTGTTTGGTGAGTTGGTCGCGAATGTGTTTTTGAATGGTTTGTGCGGCAGCCGATGTTTTCTCTTCGGGAAGTCGAAGGTACATCGTGGGGCGAAAACCAGTCACATCGCAGCGAAGGGGTTGGCCAGTTTCGGTGGCACCGAACAAGTGAATAATGAATTGTCGCTGAGAGGCAGAAGTAGTAATCTTCTTTTTTTGACGACGGGTTTGAATTTCATCATCCTCGTCGGAATGGGAATCGTAGGCGACTTCGACGACATCCTCCTGCTCGGACTCGATGCGCATGTCGCGTGCTTGGATATCTAACAAATGAAAGACAAGATCAGACATGGTTAGCTATTTGACAGCGGGAAAGGGAGGTTCAATTTTTATCCACGACGATGATACTTCTTGTGTGTACGTGTTTTGTTTTTACGTGTCTTTCGTCGCATCATGAGGGCAGCGGTAGCCAACAGTGCCGCAGGAGCAGCAAGAGTATAGGCGGACTGTGACATGGCAGCATACAAACTTCCTCCTTTTATCGATGTGGGCTCACGAATGGATTCCAAATCGTTTGTGGTAGGAGGCATGGCAAGGGAGGGGCCGTTGGAAGGAGGAGAATAAAGTGAAGCTTGTTGTTCAGCATCTTCTTCCATGATTTTCATACTGCCAGTATGATTATTCACTTTATTAACCTTATTGATAATTGCGTTATTCACCTTATTGGGTTGATTCATAGCAACCGATACGCCCTTATTTTCACCCATGGAATTGGCAATGAAATCAGGGACGGTTGCTTTCAATGAATTAATGTTGGGGCCTGATTTGCGATTGTTCGCACCGAGCGATGTATTCATTTCCATTTCAGCGCTATTCGCATTTGCTGGCTCTTCTACAACATTCATGTTATTCACTTTATTAGAAAGGCCCGCCTCATTCGCCATCTGCGCAGACTGATTCATCACTTCCGTCATCACACTCGTATCCTTCACAGGCTCTACTGAAGTAACCTGATTACCATCGGGTCCAATCATCAGAACGCTCGGATACCCATCAACATTGATTTCTTTGGCCTGCTGATTATTTTTCTTGAGAGCCTGGTTCATTTCATTCACCATGGTATCGTTGACCTTTACTGCTTGAATGGAGCGATTGTGATTCTTTGCTGCCGCATCAAAATGTGGCATAAAGTGATGACAGTGACCACACCAATCTGCATATACAAGCACAATGGTCAAAGGACCCTTCTTGATTCGTTTCATCATGGCACCTAATGCTCCTTTGGAGCGAACATCAAGTGGTGGTAAGATGCTTCCCATATCAGAATGACGGCGAGTAGTTCTACGGGGTTTGAATCTACGGCTTTTGGGACCTTTATGACCTTTTCGAGTGCCCATTCTACTTTAGGATTCTGTTATTAATATAGAGAGACCATGGAAGGATCCGTACCATACACCATCATCATTTTATTACTTATCGGATACATGGCCATTTATCTGGGAAGTCGTAAATATTTTGAAACCTTTCAAGATTCAGTACCACGATTCAACCAAGATGGTTCGCCTAATACGAATCCGAACGCATCCTTGCCGGAAAAGGCATATCCAGCACAACCTGAACGAGATGAATATGAAGTATCCGCTGTATTTCAAAATCAAGGATCTCGAGAGGCATCGCAGCAACAAATCAGTGACGCGATGACCCGGTACCCGTTGGATTGGTCGACACAAGGACCGGCTTCACAGACGTTTCAGGAAAAGCAAATACAGTATACAAAGGATGTGAACTATGCGGCGCAACCAGCGCCCTATTTAAAAGAAGGTATGGAATCACCTGTTGCTGAATCACCTGAAGAGGCCGAGCGTAAGATTCTTCAAACCTATCAGCCGAAATCAAGCAAAGATCTACTTACCTATTCGGTAGATGATGTGAAGAACTTGCTTGATAAGGTATATGATAAGAAAGGTCTGATTCCTGTGATTCAAAAATCAAAGCAGGGTGAGAATATCTGGGAAATAACAGAAGTGAAAGAAAAGAATCCCACGATTGTATGGGAAGATAGAGCAGAGCAAGCACAGCAACAAGTGATGCGCCAGCGTGGAGAAGAAACCATTGAAGTCCCCTATCCGGCTTCCGATTTGGCGGCAGGACTAAATCCATTTATGAATGCGCGCCAGCGTGTTGGTAAGGGAAAGAACGATAACCCGCAATGGACACCTGGTGTAGACAGAATGTTTACAACATCATATCCAATCCCTGCTTGGAATTAATCGTGTAGATCATAACATTTCATATCATAACACATTTTTTTTGGATTGCTACAATACAAAAAAATGGTGACCTAAACTGAATAAACTGGATAGTAGGTAGGATGGGTACGTATCTTTCCATACCATATGTATCTCGAAAAGTTGTACATCTTGAGCCTGTGAAACCAATCGCTCTTGACTTGGAGAACACGGTTACCGTGATCGAAATCGAGAAGCGTTCATTGACTCCGATTTTAGAAGAGGTAAAAGAGGAACTAATCGTAGAACCAAAAGAAGAGCCGAAAGTAGAAGTGAAAGAGGTAGTAGAATTTCCACCGGTGAATCTAAAGATTATCCTTCCTGTGGAAACTACACAAGAAATTGTACCAGAGTCGCCTAAACAACCTATATCACGTATTCCTGAATTTGTCTCCAATACAAGTTCGGAATCACAGGCAATTAAGAAGTACAATCGTCGTCATCGCAAACGCAAAGATTAACCAAATGTATTTTCGGTTGCATAACATATGCGAAGGACGCCATCGGTACCTTTGTGTTGCGCATGAAGTTCACCCATGGTCGAACCGGTCATTGGTAATATATTTCCAATAAATACAAAAATGGCCTCTTCTGGTTTAAGAAGAATCCATCGGCGAATGGTAGATACGAATTGTGCCATGGTTAATTCGGAAGGAACTAAGAACTTATGTTTGCGAATATCTGCGAGAGTATCCTTTGACTGGTGGGATTTAGTAACAAATACGGGGACTTTATCGGGATGATTCTTATTCAAGCGTTCTAATTCGCCCTCTCGAAGTTGAAGATGACTCATTGCCTACTTCTCGCTGATTTTATTTAGGCAGAGATCTAAACAAAACATAGTATACTTGTCATAGTATGTTTTGGTTAGATACACGAGAATCAGAATTAATTACCTTATTGAATGATGTAACAGTGAAGGCACTTCCTGTCGGTGATATTTGGATCGGAATGGAGGAAGAAAAAATGGTAGAAGGTGGGTTGGTGATTGAACGTAAATCCATTCGCGATCTAGAAGCATCCATTTTAGATGGGAGATATCGTGAACAACGAGGTCGTATTCTGGCATTCTGCGAGGAACACAAAACACAGCCCATGTATATTTTGGAAGGATCGTTATCGTCCTCCACAGGACGTCTTCAAAAATCGGCACTGATGAAGTTCATTGAACGACTGGTGCTTCATTACCAGATTCCTGTCATTCAAACTAGTTCAGTTCAAGAAACAGCGGAACTAATTCAAACATTGATGGAACAATGGAAGGAGGATCCGACGCGTCTTCGTCAGACTACCGAACGGATCAAAATGACGGACGGGATCCATGTTCAAAAGAAAGTAAACGCAGCGGATCCCAAACAGTTTGCCATTGCGTGTCTGGCACAGTGTCCTGGAGTTTCGGTAAAGATGTCGGAAGCGCTGATCACTCATTTTGGATCTCTTCGAGTAATCATGGATGCGCCAGTTAAAGAAATCGAAGCAGTCAAAGTAGGAGCAAGAAAGGTTGGACCGGCCGTATCGAAGCGTCTTCATGAGATTCTAAATAATTAGCATCAAAACAAACTTCGATTGAATGACGTTGGTAATCCATGACCAAATACCATCATATAGGCTAATACCAATGCCGCTAACAAAATACTTCGATTCTCAGCAACAATTGGTCTCTGACCAAGCACAAACACCATAAAAACGTATAATACAATACCAATCAATAAAGAATGTAGAATCATCATTCGACCGCTTTCCATTATAAGTGTTGTCTAGGAAATAATATTAAGAAAGCATAATCTCAAGATTTCCATTGGCATAATGATGAAATAAGAACGCACCGAGTCCAATTAATGTATCAATGGCTAGCAAACGCCACGCAGAGGTGAATCCATAGATCGCTCGATAGGCAAATCCGGCCCATAAGAGAGTATGAACCGGACGTAGATTCTGCCACCAAATCTTACCTCCAAAGACTTCAGGGCCTGTATTTCGTTCTCCAAATAACATAATGCGTAACCAGCCTAATACGGGGAGAAGTGCGATAAAACCAAAGATTTGTAAAGTAGCGGCGCTTACATTTGCTGCTGCCACCGTAAACAGGGTGCGCACACCGATACAACCAAAAAGAAATAGATAGAATCGTTTCTGCAATGTATTCATCTATTTAACGAAGTTCTAAAAAGTTTTTGCGCACTTTTATTAACGAAGCTCTAACTAGTTTTTTGCGCACTTTT